GACGAGTAAGTAAGCATTCCTTGTAGTTAGATGTACTTTTAGGGGTCGCGAGACCCCACTTTTTTCTCAATTTATGACTGACACCCCAACGCTTGAAGTCGCCATTGAGGCGAACACATCCATTCACGATTTGAGATCACTCGATGCTCAAGAGACCTCGCTAGTAGCGGGGATTTCTATGGGTATGTCCCTGACCGCTGCGGCTAAACGCGCGGGCATGGGGGTTACTCGTGCCAAATCCATCCTCGAAGATGAAAACGTCCAAGCTCACCTTGAAATATTGAACCAAGATCGGTTTGCGGAGACCCGCAGACAGGTGAAATACGACATGGTTGATGCCCATCTGGACATAGAAATGGGTAAAAGAATGAGTGCTAACGCGATGGAGTGGTTCCGTGGCGTTGAAATGCACATGAAGCTGCACGGGCTTGGTATTGAGAAGAAAGAGATCGAAGTAAACGTGAACAACATCCAGAAGATCGACCAGCTAGCCGAGCTAGATGATGACCAACTTCTGCGCTTGATGGGCCGTGATGGAAACGACTTAACCCCCGAAGGACACATAGCCGAGGGGGAGTACAGCGTTGTCGATGATTAAGCACCCTGACGGCAAGTTCTGCCAAGACTGCAAACAAACCAAAGACCTCTTTGTTGACGAGCGCACCTGTATCGAGTGTGACTACGACAAAGATGCGAAAAAAGGCGAAAAGGCACAGGCGAAGTTTCTTAGAGCGGAGAAAAAACGCCAAAAAGATGCCCAAGCGGCCTACGCTAAGCCTGAGTTAACCCCAGCGCAAGAGACAGAGATCGAAGAAGCGGCGACTAAGGACGAGGAAGCGGCGAAGATTCGTGCTGCCGAGGCAAAAGCGAAAGCGGAGTTCGATACAAAACGGGAAGCGGAGCAAGAGTTGATGCGTCGTGAGCTATCGCGCCGTAAGCTGTTGCCGTTTGTCGAGCGGTTCAACGATCAGTATCAAGCGGGTTGGGTGCATAAGGACATTTGTGCGCGGTTAGAAAAATTTTCACAAGATGTTGCTGAGCGTAAGAGTCCGCGTTTGATGCTTTTCATGCCACCGCGTCACGGTAAAAGCGAGCTGGCGTCAAAGACATTTCCTGGCTGGCACTTAGGTCGGCACCCAGACCATGAGGTGATCAGTTGTTCCTACACCGGCGATCTGGCGATGGACTTCTCGCGCAAAGTGCGTGAATTATTACGTGACAAGCGCTACCACCAAGTATTTCGCAAGACCAAACTGGATAAAGACTCACAATCGGCGCAGCGTTGGAACACCACCAACCGAGGCGGTTATGTGGCGGCGGGCGTAGGCGGGCCAATCACAGGTCGTGGTGCGCACGTCCTTATAATCGACGATCCCATAAAAAACAGGGACGATGCGGAGTCGGAAACAAACCGAGAATCAATTTGGAACTGGTACACCTCGACGGCGTACACGCGTCTCGCCCCAGGCGGCGGCGTATTAATTATTTTAACGCGTTGGCACGATGACGACCTAGCGGGTCGGCTGCTGACAAAAATGAATGAAGGTGAGGGTGATGAATGGCAAGTCATTGAGTATCCGGCGATTGCTACGGTGGATGAGAAATTCCGCAACAAAGACGAAGCACTACATCCAGAACGCTATGATGAAGTTGCTCTACAGCGTATTAAACGTGCTGTTGGGCCTCGCGATTGGTCTGCTCTATATCAGCAGAATCCTGTGGCTGACGACGGTGAATACTTCACAAAAGACATGTTCCGACTCTATTCCCCCACAGAACGACCGCCCCTCGACGACCTCCACACTTACACAGCTTGGGACTTGGCTATCGGCCAAGGCGAAGCAAACGATTGGACAGTTGGCATTACTGTGGGCGTGGATCGCCAAGACAACATCTGGATTCTTCAAGCGCTTCGGTTCAGAAAACCGTCGTTAGAAATTGTCGAGTCAATATTGGACACGTACGAGCGGTGGAAGCCGAAAGTCACTGGCATCGAGCGTGGGCAGATTGAAATGGCGATTGGCCCGCTCTTAGATCAACGTATTCGCGAGCGCGGGCTATTCAGTTTCTTCTACGAGAAGCTGCGCCCTGGCAAGCGCGACAAACAGACCCGAGCGCGATCCATTCAGGGTCGCATGCAGCAGGGGATGGTGTACTTCCCCAAAGGTGATGACACTATTCAAACAGGTATGAATGAAATGCTGCGCTTTCCGATGGGGGTGCATGATGATTTCGTGGACTCGTTAGCGTGGATCGGTTTGATGTTAGACATGTTCGTAACGCCCCGCACGGAGAAGCCAAAACCAAAGATTGGTTGGCGCGAGACGCATTTACGGAAGTTAATTGGCCCAGTTGGCAAGAAATCTTCCATGAGCGCATAAGGTTCGTAGCCCCTATATTGGGGTATCTGGAGCCGTGGGGTGCGGCGATAGACGGGTGGGTGAAAGGCCCACACCTAAATTATTTGGATATTTTAGTCAACAACCGTTAAAATAACGTCTTAGGTGTTATTTCTACACTCGCACTCTTACGGTTAGGTAAAGGCATGGCAAAGGCAAAGGCAGCAAAAAAGGAACCCACTCAAATCGCGAATGACAACTGGAAACGGTATGTTCGACTCCGTGACAACGGGCATTCGGAATATGTCACGCAGGCGAAGAAGTATGACCGCTTTTACTGCGGTGATCAGTGGGATGTGGCGGACAAAAAGAAGCTAGAGGATGAGGGACGCCCGACACTAACTATTAACACCATTCTTTCCACGATTAACACTGTTTTGGGCGAGCAGACTGCCAAGCGCGCTGAAATGAACTTCAAACCGAAGAGTAACGGTAACGAAGAGACTGCTACCGCCTTAACCAAAGTCGTGATGCATATCGGAGACACTAACCATCTTGATTGGACGGAGAGTCAGGTTTTTTCTGACGGTTTGATTCAAGACCGTGGTTATTTTGACGTGCGCATGGATTTTGACGACTCTATCCAGGGCGAAGTGGCGATTGAGTCGCTTGACCCACTCGATGTGCTTATTGACGCCGACGCCAAAGAATATGATCCAAAAACGTGGAGCGAAGTGATCGTCACACGCTGGTTATCGCTGGATCAAGTTGAACACACTTACGGCCAGAAAGTGGCTGATCAATTACAAAGTTTGGCGGCGGGAGGCGATTTGTATGGTGGGGACTCCGTTGCCGTGGAAGATAACCGGTTTGGGGATACTGCTGGTTTCGATCTTTCTGACGACGGTAGCTCCGATCGAACAATTAAAAGCGTCCGAGTTATTGAACGTCAGCACAAGCGAATGTGTATGTCGGAGTGGTTCGTTGACCCCGAGACTGGGGACATGCGTCCAGTCCCCGAAACTTGGGATGATGCTAAGAAGCAGCAATTTGGGCAGCAAGTTGGCCTATTCATCCAAAAACGGTTGGCGCCTCGAGTTCGCTGGACTGTTAATGCCGATCAAATTCTACTACACGACGAATGGTCACCTTATAAGACGTTTACCGTTGTGCCGTACTTTGCTTACTTCCGACGCGGCAAACCCTTTGGGATGGTTAAAAACCTCATCAGCCCCCAAGAGCAAGTAAATAAAATTAGTTCACAAGAACTACATATTGTTAATACCACCGCCAACTCCGGTTGGATTTCGGAAGAAGGCGCGTTGACGAATATGTCAGACGATGATCTGGCAGAACGCGGCGCTGAGACCGGTCTTGTGTTGATTCACGCACGGGGCACACAAGCCCCACAAAAGATTCAGCCAAACCAAATCCCTACCGGCATTGACCGCATCACCCAGAAAGCGTCGCATAATATCAAAGAAATATCCGGCGTGTCTGATGCCATGCTCGGCTATGAGAGTGCAGAAGTCTCCGGCGTTGCGTTAAAAAGCAAGCAGCAGCGGGGACAGATTCAAATTCAAGTGCCACTAGATAACCTGGCACGTACCCGTCACTTATTGGCGGAAAAAGTGCTTGAGCTAGTACAACAATTCTACGTTGAAGAGCGTTTGATCCAAATTACCAACCCTGCCATGCCCGATCCGGCTGAC